TTTTTTTTTTGTTTTTTTTTTTTTTTTTTTTTTTACAGACGCATCAATCAATGCTTTTGATATTTTCATAGATTTTCCACTGTAACATACTTTGTTATCTTTATCCCAATTACATTTTGATTTTCCTGGTCTTGGTTTAAAACATTGTTTATCAGTTCTATTCATACATAAATCGGGAACAGATGTGTCCGAACCACCTGTCATTAAAATATAGTTACGAATTATTTTCTTACCTAATGTTGAATTTATATTAACAAATCTTCCTGTAGCTGGATTTACTATTCTATTATAATTCATTATATATATATTATTAACATATATAATAATTTGCATATAAATATATTTATTTAGAAATAAGTATTTCAGTATCACTTAGTTTGCACCCATAATTAAAATCTAATTTTTCTCCATCAATTGAAAAATCTGATGGTCGTAAAATAGACCAATCTGTTTTAGATTTAAGAATGCCACATTTTGTATATATATAGCCTACTAATGCACTACACCAAAATCTATTAGTTTTTTGAGGATTGGAATCTTTTCTCAACAATGCTTCAAACCAATCTTTAGGACATATATCATAAGGTTTATTATAAACAATATCATGTATATAATTAAGGATATCTTTATTAAACAATTGATTATCACACTCAACTGTTCTTAATAATACTCTTGAACCTTTAAAATTATCTAATATTTCTTGTAAAGGAGTCAGCTGAACACCCAATTTAATTTTACTATCTTGTGGATCAGGTTTTCCTTCCCAACCCGATTCCCATAGATAGACACCTTTTAATGGTGGATCTACAAAACTGGGGTCTTTCACTACCATTGCTACATGAGAATAATTTGAATGAGTAGAATATTTTATTAGGTCTGAAAACCATTGTAGCCAACCGTCAGTGTGACCACAAAATAAAAATAAATCGCCTGTTTTTAAATTTTCCATTTTATATATATATATATATATATAGATATTATTTAAATATAGATATTATTTAAATAATATCTATGTATATTTATTAGATGTACGATAAAATAACAGATCCTATAACCAATAAATTGGTTAACATACATAAATCTGGTGGGAAACAAATATTAAATAATTATATAAAACAATTAGGAGGGGCGACATATTTTAACAATTTATTCAATAATGGAATGATACAACTGACTCACAGGGGGTTGCAAACGATGATTCCTGGATTAGAGATATCGGAAGATAAAAAAATAATTACCATTCCTTTTTTAAAACCCTATGAATCAATGGTTATTTCTTTTTTTTTAAAAGATTATAATGTCATAATAGAAGGCTTTTATAATAGAGTATTTCAAGACCAAATTAATTATTCTTTACAAACATATGGTATGTATATAAGCCAAATTATAATTTATTCAGATGGTAAATCTAATGCTGAAACAAACATTATTTTAAAAAATTTTACAAGTGATATTATTAATAAATTATTTAATATTCCTATAGATGTTAAAATTACGTCAAAAATAGTAAAAATGGAAATAATTAATTTCAACTTAGTATCAAGACTTCATATTGATATAGAACTTTTATCACATGTTTTACCATCAAGCTCTTCTTGGAAAAGTATAAATCCATTTAAAATGTTAGTGGAAGCTACCTTTTATGTTTTTTTTGGAGTAAAGTATGGTTTCAGTGTATCAGATATGATAATCGAAAAATTACAACTGCCTGGTAATACATTTACATTTGAAAATGGTGGAAGCATCAAGTTATTAAATATAAACACAGATTCTGGAGAATCGCTAAAACTTCCTAATTCAATTATTTTAGAAATGAATTTCCCAATTCCATATAGAGATATATTAACATTAATAAATATATCACCTGTTGATTATAAATTTAATTGTGATTATTTATATATAGATAACTCTAATTTAGATATAATTTATGATTTTATTCATGAAGAAGATGACGATTACCTTAAAATAATGTTTGAAACCCTTTATAATTATATTTAGATTTATCTTAGATTTATCCGTATTCACTTAAACTAAATGATAGCCTATTTAAAGAATCTACATAATTAAAGATAATTATAGTAATATATTCAGTTTATAAAATGGTTCTAATAGATGATTATTTATCCTTACAGGAAAAATATCAAAAAAAATATGGAGATAAAACTATTGTCTTATACGAATGTGGACAATTTTTTGAAATTTATGGAGTTGTAAATGAAACTGAAAATTTAGGTAAAATATATGAAATTGCTGATATTACCAATTTATCTGTATCAAAACGAGGTAATAAATATTTACCAGTAAGCAAAAAAAATCCACTTATGGCTGGTTTCCCAAATCATTCCTTTGAAAAATGGAAAAATATTTTGTTAATGAACAATTACACTATTATTAAAATTGAACAGGATTCGCATGGGAAAAAAGACCCTCAACGAAAAGTCACCGAAATAGTATCACCAGGAATAAATATTGAATCAAACAACTTTAGTAATACATTAATGTCAATTTATTTAGAAGAAATAACTTGTGGATTAAAAAAGGTTTTATATGCGGGATTATCAACAATCGATATAACTACAGGAGAAAACAATATTTATGAAATACATAGTAATAAAGAAGATGATTCTTACGTTTTTGACGAACTATTTAGATGCATACAATCATATAATCCATCAGAAATTATTATAAATACAGAAAATTGTCTAATAGAAGAGAAAAATATAATAAAGCATTTAGAAATAGAGACAAGAAATTATCATTTCGATAATTACAAAGATTCAAAGTATCTTTTAGAAAACAAATATAAAATAGAATTTTTAGAAAAAATTTTCAAAAAAAAATCAATGATCAATATTATCGATTATTTAGATTTAAGTAGAAGTTTCTGGGGTTTATCGAGTTATATTTTTTTACTACAATTTTCTTACGAACACAATGAATCTATTTTAAATAAATTAATTAGACCTAAAATCTGGGAAAAATCTAAATATTTAATCCTATCTTATGATTCAATTAATCAACTTAATATTATTCCAAATAAAAATTTACAATTAAATACTAAGTTTGATTCATTATTAAATTTATTAAATTATACTAGCACCAGTTTAGGTAAACGTTTGTTAAAAGAAAATCTAATAAATCCTATAATTAACATAGAAGAACTGAATAAACGATATGACCTTATAGAAATATTCAGATCAAAGTATGAATTAGATTATCTATATACACAGTTTGAAAGTCACTTAGAAAAAATTTTTGATATAGAAAAACTTCATAGACGACTTACAATAGGACTTTTAAATCCGTCTTCTTTTAGTAATTTAGATATTTCTTATAAATATATAGAAAAAATTATAGAATTAATAAATATATCTGGTAATAAAGCTTTAAAAACAATTTTGCCTAATAAGGAAAATTTAACTAAATTTAAAAATTTTATAAAAGATTATAATAGTAAATTAGATATAGAAATTATTAATGGATGCACTTTAAACAATATAAAAAAATCTATATTTAGAAAAAATATATATGAACACATAGACAAATTACAAGATAAAATAGATAATTGTTATAAATTTTTTAATTCACTTAGAGAATTTTTTGCAAAACAAATTGATATTAAAAAAAATAGTATTGAATTAAAAGATAGTGAAAGAGATGGATATCATTTTATTTTAACTAAGAAAAGAGCACAAACATTAAAATCAAAACTACCTAAATCTTTTTTAATTAATGAAGAAACAAGTATAGATTCATCTACACTTGAATATAAAACATCTAGTAGTATAACTAAAATATTTTCATCTGATATAAAAAATTATTCAGAAAAACTTAATTTTTACCAAACAAAAATGATGAAATTATGTGTAAATCAGTTTAAAGAATTATTAGAAGAGTATGATGATAAATATTCTGATACATTAAAGCATATAGTTAATTTTGTAGCATATATAGATTATATTAAAAGTTGTGCAAAAACATCCATCAAATTTGGATATACAAAACCTACAATAGATAATAAATACGATAAAAGTTATTTACAATGTAAAGATTTAAGACATCCGATTATTGAAAAAATAAATACAGATATTGAATATGTTCCAAACGATGTTGATTTAGGCGATACAATTAATGGTATGCTCTTATATGGTGTTAATGCGGTAGGTAAAAGTTCCTATATGAAATCAGTAGGTATATCTATAATAATGGCACAAGCTGGGATGTATGTTCCAGCAAATGAATTTTTCTATTATCCATATAAAAATATATTTACTCGTATTTCTGGTAACGATAATATTTTTAAAGGCCAATCAACTTTTGCGGTTGAAATGACTGAACTACGTTCAATTTTAAAAAGGTCTGATAAAAATAGTCTTGTTTTAGGCGATGAGCTTTGTTCTGGAACAGAAACTATATCAGGTTTATCGATTGTATCTGCTGGAGTAATAACATTAGAACAAAAAATGTCCACATTTATATTTGCTACTCATTTACACCAATTGTCTACATTAGAAGAAATTACTAGTTTAAAAAAAATAAAAAATTATCATATGGAAACGATTTATAATGAAGCTGAACAACGATTAATTTATAATAGAAAATTGAAACCAGGTTCAGGAAATGCAATTTACGGATTAGAAGTAGCGAAAGCTATGAATTTAGATAAAAATTTTATTGAATTAGCCAATAAATTAAGAAAAAAGATATTGAAAATTGATGACAAAATTATTAGTAAAAAAACGTCGCAATACAACTCAAAAATAATTATTGATACATGTAAATTATGTAACAAAAAGTGTGAAGAAATACACCATATTAAACCTCAGGCTATTGCAAACGATAATATGATAGATAATCATAATAAAAATATAAAACATAATCTTATACAATTGTGTCATGATTGTCATCAATCTGTTGAAAATGGAGACCTAGAAATAAATGGGTATATACAAACCTCAGATGGGATAGATATAAGAACAAAAAAACTAAATAATGAAGAATTTATAAAAAAAACTATAAAAAAAAAAAAATATGGTGAAAATGAAATCGAATTAGTATTAACTTACAAAGATAAGACTAATTCTAATCTTAGTAAGAGTAAAAAATTATTAGAGTTAGAAAAAAATATGAAAATATCTACAAATATTATAAAGAAAATTTGGAATAATTCATATTAAATATTAAATTCTGGAATAATTATTGCGACAACACAATCGATAACAACAAACGCCCATAAAGACTAGAATAGAAATTGCGATGAGAAAAATTGATGCAATACCTAAATAGGCCAGAGCTTCTGTCTTATCAAGGTCATGCATATTAGATGCATTACAATTATAACTAATATGTGTAATATTAGTATCAGAAATTTGCACTGGAGAACAGACGTTAAAGCTCCTATTTGGAAAAATACTCACTTCACTTAGCAAGTCTTCACAACATTTAGGATAACCATCTAGAGTATCCGAGTTATAACAAAGACTTTTAAGAACAGTGGTTTTAAAAGGGTGAGTACAGTTTGAACTATTATAGTAATTAACGTCAAAATCAATATTGTCAGGAATATTAAGATAATTTGCTGAAACAATAGGAACAATAAGCAAACAAAGCATTTTGGAAAACATTGTGTATTTTTTATTGAATATTGATTTTACAATCAAATTTATATTCAATTATGACAATTCTAATTTTCTATAAAATAATTTGGCATATTGACACCATATATTCTTTTAATTAATTTTTACAATATGGTGCTATTTATGGATTTTTACATAAATTTACTATTAAATTATAGATTAATTGTGAATTATTTTTAATAATATCAATATCATGTTAATATTCTTTAATAGAATCTACAGTTGATGACATCGATGTGATTTGTGATTTAAACAAATTGATTTCTTTTGGAATATAATAAAAAAAAACTGTATTATTAATTATAAATCCTAATATTATAATAAAATAACATATATAAAAAACATAAAAACTGTTTATCCGTTTTAAATTATTTATATAATTTCTGGGCTCATTAATTAATGGTTCAGATTCATACATTTATTTATTAATTTTATAAAATAAATTATCTATATATATATATATAGACAATGTATTTCGGTGGAGGAAAAAACAGACAACAAAAAAAAGAAAAAAAGCAAAACAAAAAAACTGGACGGAACGCAGCAGGACCATATAATACAAAACATATTAGATTACAACAGGAAAGATTGGAATTAGCCCAAAAAAGAGCTACACAAAATAAAGTTGAAAAAACATCTAATAAAAAAGGAGGAGGATATTCTTACATTGTTAATCCAGTTACAAATAGAAAAGTTAATGTTAACGGATTCATAGGACAACAAATTATTAGAAATTATTTACAGCAAATAAATATGGCTTACTAATCATATACTCTAAATAAATTAAGATTTATTTTTTAAAATTTCTAAATATTCCTTATAAGATATATTTTCTTTAGATACTATATCTTTTATAGAGTATCCTAAGAAACTGTAATTGTAATCAGGTCTATGTATTAAGCAAGTGTAATTATTATTACATTCACAATTTTTTATTGAAATATATTCCATAATAATATAATAAATATTATTTACAATCATTTTTTACCATATCTTCAACTAATTGTTCAAAATTATACGTAGGTCCCCAACCTAAATTTTGTTTTGCTTTAGAGTTATCACCAAGTAATTCTTCCACTTCTGCTGGACGATAATATTTTTCAGATATAGCAATTAGTTCTTTCCCAGTATTTTTATCGTAACCTTTTTCATTTAAACCTTCTCCTTTCCAACAGATTTGAATATTTTTTAATGAAAAAGCTTTATCTATAAATTCCTTGACTGAGTAGTTGTTATTCGTTGATATAACATAATCATCTGGATTTTCCTGTTGTAACATTAACCACATAGCATAACAATAATCTTTTGCATGTCCCCAATCTCTTTTTGCGTAAATATTACCTAATGTTAATTTATCAATTTCACCTTTTAGTATTTTATTTAAGCCTATAGTAATTTTACGAGTTACAAATGTCTCTCCACGTCTAGGACTCTCATGATTAAATAATATACCATTTGAAGCATGTAACCCATAAGATTCTCTATAATTTTTAACAATCCAATATGCATACAATTTACTTACTGCATAGGGAGACCTTGGATAAAAAGGTGTGTTTTCTGTTTGGGGTATTTCCTGTACTAAACCATATAATTCTGATGTTGATGCTTGATAAAATCGTGTTATATCGATTAAATTTAGACTTCGAATTGCTTCCAATATTCTTAGAGTTCCTGAACCATTAATATCAGCACAATATTCTGGCATTTCAAATGAAACTTTTACATGACTTAGTGCCGCTAAATTATATATTTCTAATCTAGACATTTCAGGATATGTCTTTTTTATTTCACTTAGAATATTAATGATATTATTAGAATCTTTTAAATCTCCATATTTTAAAGTAAGATTAGGATTATCGTATAAATGATCTATTCTGTTCGTATTTATTGTAGAACTACGACGAATCAAACCCCAAACTATATAAGATTTTTCTAATAATATTTCAGTCAAATAAGAACCATCTTGTCCTGTTATACCCGTTATAAAAGCAATCTTCATTAAATCTTTAATATATTAAATATAATAATTAATTTAATTAATCGCATAAATTCGTTATAAATATTTGTTATAATTCTATATATACATATAGAATTATGAAAATTTTAATAACGGGGTCAAGCGGTTTAGTAGGTTCTGCGATTATGTCTCTTCCTGAATTGAAAACTAAATACACAGTAATTCCTCTAAGACAAAAATATTGTGATCTAAAAGACTATAAACAGACCGAAACATTTTTTCAAAACAATACACCAGATTATGTTATTCATTTAGCTGCTAATGTAGGTGGGCTATTTAAAAATATGAAATATAAAGTCGAGATGGTTGAAGATAATTTACTTATTAATATGAATATACTAAAATGCTGTCATAAATTTAATGTTAAAAAATTAGTTTGTTGTTTATCTACATGTGTATTTCCTGACAAAATATCATATCCTATTGATGAATCTGTATTACACAATGGACCACCACATTCATCTAATTATGGATATGCTTATGCCAAAAGAATGTTAGAAATACAATGTAAAACATATAATCAACAATTTGGAACTAATTTTGTTTGTGTTATACCAACAAATATATATGGACCAAATGATAATTTTTGTGAAAAAGATGGTCATGTAATTCCAGCATTAATTAACAAATGCTATAATGCTAGAAAACATAATCAAAAATTCATTGTTAAAGGAACTGGTAAACCATTAAGACAATTTATTTATTCAGAAGATTTAGCTAAATTGATCATTTGGGTTTTAGAATCTTATAATGATAAAACACCTATTATTTTATCGGGAGACCAAGAAGTTAGTATTAAGCATATTGCCCAACTTATAGCACAAAATTTTAATTATCAAGATAATTTAGATTTTGACAATAGCTATTCTGATGGTCAATATAAAAAAACTGCCGACAATCAAAAACTAAAGTCTCTATACGGGACTAAATTAAAATTTACCGATATAGAAACTGGCATTGAAAAATCAGTAAAATGGTTTACTAAAAATTATAATACAGCAAGAAAATAAACTATATATATATATATATATATAATGATTGATGAAAGTGTTGTCAAAAAATTTTTGAATAC